TTAGGACTGAAACGACAAAAAATAGGGGGGATCAATATCTATGGGGAAGATACATGGAATACCAATTACCCTTATTGATAAGCAAGTTATGTCAGTTGACCCATTTGGAGCACCAGTTGTAAAAGATATTGAGGTAACGGTTGATAATGTAATCGTAGCGCCTTCCACAACTGATGACATAACCAATCAAATGTCGTTAACAGGTAAAGTCGCTGTCTATACGCTTGCTATTCCAAAAGGTGATACGCACGAATGGGAAGATAAGGAAGTACGTTTTTTTGGTCAAAAATGGCGTACATTTGGTTTTGTAACAGAAGGTATTGAGGATATGATTCCACTGGATTGGAACAAGAAAGTGATGGTGGAACGTTATGGCTAAAGTAAAATTTAAGTTAAATAGTAAAGGCGTAGGACAGTTGTTAAAAAGTGCTGAAATGCAAAACGTATTAGAAGAACACGCAACTACAATACGCAATCGCTGTGGCGATGGCTACGAACAAGAACAGTTTGTTGCAGGTTCTCGTGCGGTTGCTACAGTCAAAGCTACTAGCTTTAAAGCAAAACGCGATAACATGAAAAATAACACATTGCTGAAGGCGGTGCGGTAAATGATTGAGTTAGTGATTTTGAATTATCTGACTGACCATTTGTCTGTACCGTCTTTTTTAGAGCATCAAAACAATGAGCCAAACAGATTTGTCATTTTTGAAAAAACAAGTAGTTCAAAAAATAATTACTTGCCTTCTGCAACGTTTGCGTTTCAAAGCTATGCAGAATCGATGTACGAAGCCGCGAAACTGAATGACGAATTAAAACAAGTCATTGAAAACATGATTGAACTTGATGAAATTAGCAGTATACGATTGAACAGCGACTACAATTTTACAGACACAGAAACAAAACGGTATCGCTATCAAGCGGTATTTGACATTAATCATTATTAGGAGGGAACACGCATGACACAGGATGCAAAAAATGTATCAACAGCAAAGCCAAAGGTTGGCGGAGCGATTTATTCAGCACCATTAGCAACAACGTTACCAACGGATGCTACAACAGCCTTAGCAGCTGAATTTAAAAGCTTAGGGTATATTTCAGAAGATGGTATGAAAAATTCAAATTCACCGTCATCCGAAAATATCAAAGCATGGGGTGGCGATACAGTGGCTTCGGTTCAAACGGAAAAAGAAGATACCTTCACATCTACATTGATTGAAGCAACAAATGTTGACGTATTAAAAGAAATTTATGGAGAAGACAACGTATCGGGTACCATAGAAACAGGAATTACCATCAAAGCTAATTCCGCCGAACTAAAAGAACACGTGATCGTTGTGGATATGGTGCTAAAAGGCGGCATTTTGAAACGAGTGGTTTTACCTAGTGCGAAAGTATCCGAAATCGGTGATATCACATATGGGGACTCAGATGCGATTGGCTATGAAACAACATGGACAGCCATTCCAGATACTGATGGAAATACGCATTATGAATATATTAGCAAACCATCTACAGGAAGCGGTGTTTAATTATGTTGCAGGGAAAAACAACCAGTGGCTTCGCTTTTGAGATAAGTGAGGACATCATTGATGATTACGAATTAGTTGAAGCTCTAGGCGGACTCGAAGACAATCCGCTTAATTTGTCGAAAGTTGTTACTATGTTGCTTGGCAAAGAGCAAACAACAAAATTAAAAGAACATTGCCGCGTAGATAACAGAGTATCTACTCAAAAAATGATGAATGAGATTCAAGACATTTTTACAAATGTGAACCAAATAAAAAACTCGTAGCCCTCTCCGGGATGATTAAACTAGATGAAGATGCTCTTATATGCGATTTGGCGGAGACGTATCACATCTATGATCACAGACAGTTACCAGCATCAAAGGTAGCTGTCTTTTCTTTGGGTTTAAGAGATAACTCAAGGATCAAAAAAAAGATTAGTAATCAGCCAATTGATTTTGATAGGCTCTTGCTTGCAGGCATTAGCGACAAGTTGAGTTACCTCTTATGGTCAAAAACAAAAGATGGTGCGAAAGGTCGCAATAAACCTAAATCAATTTTAGAAATGCTAACAGAGCCTAAAAAGCAAAGCAATCAATTGGCGTTTCATTCTGGCGAGGAGTTTGAACAAATGCGAGCACGCATTTTGGCGGGAGGTGAAACAAACTAATGGCAACACAATTAGGACAAGCGTATGTACAAATTATGCCTTCAGCAAGAGGTATACAAGGTTCAATACAAAACCAGTTAAACGGAGAGGCTTCAGCTGCAGGAGATAGTGCAGGGAGTTTACTTGGCGGCAATCTTGTTGTAAAGTTGGCCGGAATTATTGCTGCTGCTAAAATTGGACAATTAATCACGCAAGGTATATCAGCATCGATATCCGAAGGGGCAGCACTTCAACAGTCACTCGGTGGTATCGAAACGCTGTTCAAAGGTAGCGCAGACAAAGTAAAAAAATATGCAAATGAAGCGTATAAGACATCAGGGTTGTCCGCGAACGACTACATGGAAAATGTCACAAGCTTTAGTGCTAGTTTATTGCAATCGCTTGGTGGTGATACCGCTAAGGCAGCTGATGTTGCAAATATGGCTATGGTGGATATGTCAGACAACGCAAATAAAATGGGTACAAACATGGGTGACATTCAAAATGCGTATCAAGGGTTTGCTAAGCAGAATTACACCATGTTGGACAACCTCAAGCTTGGATATGGCGGAACAAAAGAAGAAATGAAACGCTTGCTAGATGATGCAAGTAAATTGTCTGGCGTGAAGTATGATATGAGTAATCTAAATGATGTGTACAGTGCTATTCATGTTGTACAAAAGGAACTTGATATCACTGGGACGACAGCTAAAGAAGCCGCGAGCACATTTAGCGGGTCGTTTGCTTCGATGAAATCATCATGGTCCAACGTCTTGGGTGGTTTATCACTAGGTCAAGATATCAAGCCAGCCTTAAATGCACTAGCAGAAACAACGTCTACATTTTTATTTGGCAATCTCATTCCGATGGTGACAAATGTAATCAAAGGTTTGCCGGGAGCAATTTCAACCTTTTTTCAAGCTGCTGCACCTCAATTTTTAAGTGCAGGTACCGACTTGATGAACAGTCTTGGTATCGGAATAAGCGGCGGAGCATCTGGTATATTGAGTAAAATTCAAACAGTGATTTCACCTATCATTCAAGGTTTTCAAACGGCATTTAGTCAAATACCAGGATTATTTCAAACGATTGTTTCGTCAGTTTCGCCATTTATCGAGACGCTCATTAATGGATTTTCTCGTCTTGATTTTAGCGGCATACAAGCATTAATCAGTAATATTTTGCCAGCTTTGCAAGCGGGTATCAGTACAATGGCAGCAATCGTTAAACCGGCATTCGATGGTGTTGTGAGTTCGTTGGTTGGCATGTGGAATGCAGCTCAACCGTTACTGACAACGTTGTCTGGTGCACTGATGCCAGCGTTTCAAGTGTTGGGGGCATTTTTAGGTGGCGTACTCAAAGGTATTTTGATGGGTGTATCGGCTACGTTCGATGCAATCAAAATCATTATTCAAGCATTGACTCCTGTTGTTGATTTTTTAGTTGGTGTTTTTCAAAAAATTGCACCAGTTTTGCAGACAGTTGCTCAATGGATAGGAACTGCTATCGGACTGTTCGCAAATATGGGCAGTGCTGGAAGTGGTTTGAGCGGAATAATGAGTAGTGCATGGTCTAATATAAAAAATGCAATTTCAACTGCAGGTTCAGCAATTGGTGGAGTCATTTCATCTATACGTAGCTTCTTTACTTCGTTAGGCGGTGCTGGATCAGCATTAGGTTCTGCATTGAGTGGTGTCTGGAGAGGCATTGTATCAGTAATTTCTGGAGCGGTCGGCAGTATTGCGGGCTTTATTGGGCAAATTAAATCAGCATTTAGTGGATTAGGTAACATTGATTTAAGTGGAGCTGGTGCAGCAATCATGAACGGTTTTCTAGGTGGATTAAAATCTGCTTGGGAAGGAGTGAAAAGTTTCGTTGGTGGTATTGCAAGCTGGATTAAGGAACATAAGGGACCTATTTCATACGACAAGAAGTTACTGATTCCTGCAGGTAAAGCAATCATGGACGGCTTAGATGGTGGATTACAACAACAATTCAAAAATGTTCAATCAACGGTAGCAGACATGGGCGATGCTTTGTCAGATAGTTTGCAAATGAACTTAGCTGTTGATAATACACAAAGTCTTTTGAGTAGTCAGCTAGTTGATGATCTAAATCGATTCAAATTTAATGCGGATAACTCAAATAATCAAACAATTGATTTGCTGAGCATTGTCGATAAATTGTCAGCACGACCTATCATAGTATCAAATCAAATGGATAAAAAGGAAATGTCCCGAACGCTTGCTACGCCAATAACGGATGAGCAAAACAAAAGAAATCAATTATTAAACTCAATCTATGGTAGGGGGTGAGAAGTTGGTTAGTATTAGTTTTAATGATTACGATTTGAGTGAATTATTAACGGTAACAAAAGGTTTTACAGCACTAAATGGGGCAGATTATGAACCAGTAGTAAAAGAAAAAAGCGGAGCAAATACCGGCAGTAACTTTGTGTATACTGCTAAGAAAATAAAACAGATAAAAATTCCTTTTTTTATCAATGATGACACAACAAATTCTTACGACGTATTGCAAAAAATACTAAATGTACAAGAACCAAAAAAATTAGTCATTGGTTATTTTCCCAATCGATATTTCTTAGCTGTCCCTAGTGGTTCACTTGATTTTGAAGAGATCAAAATAAAAGGCATCGGTACCCTAACTTTCCTCGTTCCAGATGGCTTAGCACATTCCATTGTTAAACAAGCACAACCCTTCACTCTCAATTCCGACGGCGTACTGGAAGCAACGTTGGTCAACAATGGTACAGAATGGGCAACGGTAGATTATGATATCACAATGAATCATGAAAATGGCTATATCGGTATTGTATCGGAATATGGTGTGATACAACTTGGAAAAGTAGATGAGGCAGATACAGAAACTGCGTATAAACAAGTGATCCTATCACGAAACACTACTGATTATTCAAATTGGACGAAACCAACCACCTGGTATGAAAATCCACAAAAAGACATTAGTGGCACGATGGAATCGTACCCTGAATTTGGTGCATGGATGGGGTCATTGTCTAATCTAAATCCATCAACTACCAAAGGGTATTATGGTGCTGCTCGGGAATTGGTATTCGACACGCCTGTAACAAATCTTTATTTGTGGGCTCGTTTATGGTTTGAAACAGGACTTATGGGGCAGACAGGGCTATCTACTTTAGCGTTTGTCGCTGAAGATAACAGCGTTTTAGCAACTATGGATACGATTAAAACAGATAAAGTTGGCAATCGTGCCAACGTAATATTTGGTACGCCTTCTGGGCACGTAAAAACAATACCGTTTACTCCTTCGTATTGGCTGAAAGACAATCCGTATGGGACAGAGTCACGTTTAAAAAACTCGAATATGTTTGATATGAAAATCGAGAATGGAGCTGTTAGATTTTTCTGGTATGGAACATATTATTCGTTCCTGTTACCTGAATCGTCGAAAAACAAGAAAATTAAAAGAATCCAATATTTTGAAGGACAGTTCAAGGGTCGTAATTCTACAAACCAAATGGTATCAAGAATGGGTATACGAGATATCATTGTTGCAGACCTGAAAAACGCCTATCAACGTGATATCGTGAATCGATATGAAGACAAAAGCAAAATTACCATTTATGGGCAAGAAAAAAAGCCTTACTACAACGGTATGCTACGTCTGTCTGATGAGATAATAGGCAGTAAGTACTTTAAAATTCCACCGGGAGAAACAAAGGTACAGATTGCGTTTAGTGATTTTAGCAATCCCGCTCCAACCGCAAAAGCGTATATAAATGAGGTGTATCTATGAGAATTTATATTCGTGACCAAAATGACGCTGTGTTAGATGTCCTAGATGATACATACTATGATTTATCAATTGAAGATTTCCTTAAAGGCAAGGCTACGGTCTTGTCTTTTAGTATGGTCAAAGATGAGATGTCTTATAAATTAATCACGACTGGGAAAAATCTATCATTTATTTACGATGATGAAGAATATTGGCTCACATGCATGATTGTTGAGCAAGACGAGTATTATCTATCGGTAACCGCTTGGTCAATTGGATTAGAATACAACAATGAGACAATCGGCCCATACAAGGCTCCAAAAGCCATGACGTTCGTTGAATATCTTAACGTAATCGATTTTGAGAAAGTACTGACTATTGGCATTAATGAAGTATCTGATAAAAAAATTAGTTATGAGTGGACAGGAACGGATAAAAAATTGGCTCGGTTGTACAGCTTGGCCAACGTATTTGGTGCTGAAATTGCATTCGTAACAAGACTAAATGATGATGGTAGTTTGAAACAAATCGTTATAAATGTGTATCACAAACACGATGATACCTATCAAGGGTTAGGCAATGACAGAAGGAATGAGACGTTTTACTTTGGGGAAGAAATTAAGACCATCAAAAAAACTGAAGATAAAACGGGATTGTATACCGCAATCATTGCAACTGGTAAGGATGGCTTAACAATTGCATCAATTGACCGCGAAGTGAAAGATGAGGACGGGCTTGTTTTATATAAGACTGTTTCTAAAGCAACGACTGATTTTCCTGACGTGACTAAAATCTATGCGGTACAAGCTAGATTGCAATTTCCATCTACTGTAAAAGGGAGCGATCGATGGACCGTCAATAATGCAGGTGAAACGGAATATAGTTCGGCTGAAGCATTATACGGATATATGCTCTCCCAATTAAAAGCCAACAGTGTACCAAAAGTTACATGGGAAATTGAAGGAAACATCAAAGCAAAAATAGGCGATACAGTTAGAATTGCAGATGAAGGGTACAAGCCAACATTGTATCTAGAAGCGCGTGTAACAGGTAAAGTCCGAAAGCCAGATAATCTCGCAGAAGAAAAGACAACGTTTAGCAATGTAAAAGAACTGGAATCCGAGGTTGACCAATCGCTATTAGACCGTGTCAATGCCTTAATCGAGCAAACCAAGCCATACACATTAAGCCTTGTGTCGGACAATGGTGTAACCTTTAAAAACAGCGAGGGCGAAACCACGCTATCAGCTATCGTCTACAACGGTACGCAAGTGATTACGCCTGATGTAACAGTACGCTGGTACAAAGATGATGTGTGGGTTAAAACGGGGTACACGTTAGAGGTGCAAGCAAGTAATATTAATGCTAAAGCCGTGTACAAAGCGATTGTAATTGATACAAATGGCAAGGAACGAGCAACGCAAGACGTAACGGTATTTAATGTGGATGATGGCAAATTCGGTGATTTAACAGACGACGAAAAAAAAGAAATTGCTTCTCACGGTGAACAATTTATAGCCTACGCATGGTCACCAGATGGAACGGATAGGTTTACGAGAGTTAAGCCGGAACCTACACAAGACGAGTTGGCAAAAGACTACGACAACGCAGTCCCACGCTACATCGGTCGCTCTCTCAAAGATTCTACCAATCCGTCAGACTTTACTTGGGAACCAAACCCAGAGCGCAAGCCGTGGACTAGCTATGCACAGGGGCTGAATGGTGAAGGGTTTAGTTTGATGCCGTATGGGGAGAATCTACTAACAGGGACTTCGTCAGAATTAAGTACCGATAAAACGCTTAGCTTCATTATCAAGTATGGATGGAGCAAAGCTGTAAAATTCGTAGATAAGAAAATAACCCTTCAAGCATACATTGAAAATGCACCTTACGATTTACGAGTTCAATTTTGGAATAATTCCCGTCCTCTTTTCGGTAATATCGTACCAAAAGGGACTTCTGGGATTAGTTCTGTAACAGGGACAGTCCCATCAAGCGCAACCGATGGAAATATAACAATGGCTTTCGTGAACCAAGGAACTCTAACTGAGCCAGCTGTTTTACCATATTCGAAACTCAAACTCGAACTCGCCAACACCATGAACATACCAACACCGTGGACACCAGCACCAAGTGAAGACCCATTGGGCGCAATACCGAAATATGTGGGGACTGCTGCTTTGCCGTATGATGATTGGACGAAGTACACATATACCATGAATCCAGAATGGGCAGATTTAAACGCTACATTAGGTCTGAATACCAAAGTGGATAATGGTCAATATCAAGAAGATAAAAACCAAATTTTTGAAGATATAGCCAATCGATTAACAAAAGAAGAAGCGGCAGAAATCAACACGATTGCTCAAAAGGCGTTAGACATGATTACAGCATACACTGACCCGGATTCTGGCAAGGCAGCTGCTGATCTAAATGCACTTGAACAACGTATTGTTGGCATGGTCAACGAACTAGGCGCTAAGATTGCACGTTGGAACTTCATCGACACATGGATGACCGCTGGCGAAGAAGGTTTTTCCATTGCAAATGCCAAGTCTACGACTAAGTTTTTGGTTAAAAATAATCGCATGAGCTTCATCAACAGCGGTGAAGAAGTAGCTTACTTTAGCGGTCAATCGTTTATGATTCAGCGTGGTATCGTCACGCAAGGCATGCAGATTGGCTCACATAAAGAAGAAGCACTTAATAAAGACCACACAGTTACGCGTTGGATAGCAACGTAAGGAGGTGAGTGAATGGCTTTAAATGGAGATATTGGCAATTGGGTACACAATGGCAGATATCCGGGATATGGCATTTTCATTTCATGGACTGCAACGCAAAATATTGCTGGGAATTACTCTGATGTTACTGTTTACGTCAGCATGCGAAGTATAAGAGGCGATACTTGGTTCAATAGTTACGATACAGACATCTGGATAGAAATTAATGGCAATGGAGATCATAGAGTCCTTGGCGGTTTTTCGTTGGGTGGCAATGAAACAAAGTATTATATTTACTCACGAACTATTCGTGTACCGCATGATCCGGACGGTAATAAATCATTTTCTTATAGTGCTAGTATATCAAACAGTATTGTCGGTACCCTATCAGCTAGAGGCAGTGGGTCACTAAATAAAATTCCGAGAGCATATGATTTCATAACGAGTTCGCCAAGTACTGTTATGGACACTAATTTCACAATTAAGGTATTGGATAACGGTAGTGGCTTTAACGCCCGTCTTTATATAGCTTTCGGCAATAAAAAATTACTTGCCAATGGGGCTATGCCGGTCGGTTCTAACTATGATTTTCAGTGCCAATCAAAAGATTGGGCAGACCAGATAATCACTCAGACATATGGTGACGGCTCATTCATTATCGAGACATGGAACGGTAATACGAAAATAGGGGAAACCAAAAAATCGATTCGAATGACGATTCCCGATAATATAAAACCGTCAATTGCTGGTGCAACATACAAAGATCAAAACAATGCAATTAAAGCTATCACAGGTTCTGACCAAATACTGGTCAACGGGTACTCAGTTCCACGTATGAGTGTGGATGCGTCAGGCATCTACGGCTCTACGATAGTTGAGTACAAATTCGAGATTAAAGGTACCACGGTTACCAATAACGGCTATTTAACCGATATATCATTGCAAACGTATGACTTTGGTGCTGGCTTGATACCTGTAAAAGTAACAGTCAAGGATAGTCGTGGCAGAACCGCTACGACGACCGTCAACCTTAATATTTTGGCGTATTCGGCGCCGAGTTTGCTAAACTTTTCAGCTTTGCGAATCGCTGCGGGCGACGGAACCATGACGACGATACAAGTTAAAAAGAGTGTATCGGTGTCGAGTATCAAAAATGGCACGACCGAAAAAAACACATATACCGTCAAAACCGAAATTAAAAAAACAAGTGATACCGCTTGGCAGACGGTCAAAACAGAGACAAACACAAGTGGTAATTTTAATTTAACGGGTTACTCAATTTTAGACTCGTACGATATACGGGTGACGGTGACAGATACTATTAGCGCATCTACACCAGCGGTGATACAAGACATAATCCCAACCGATAGCGTGTTAATGGACAAATATCGCAACGAAGCGTTGGGCGTGGGAAAATATGCCGAACCAGGTAAAGGCGTTTTGCAAGTTGGCGGCATGATTTGGATGAATAATCAGAGCTTGATGAATTTTTGTCATCCAGTTGGCTCAAGTATTACAACAACAGATTCACGAAACCCAAGTACCTATTTAATAGGCGGAACTGAAACAACGTGGGTACAAGACATGCAAGGCTATGTAGCGGTTGGAGTCAATCCTAACGATAGCGATTTTGATACTGTTGGTAAAACAGGAGGACAGAAAGGCACAACGATATCTCTAAATAATCTACCCGACGGGGCGATTTATCAGAAGAAATGGACAGGCGGTACTGTATCATACGGTGAGTGGAAGGGTGGTAACGTGAACAACGGTACTTTTATTACGTCAACGCCTTATGATACAGGCATGTTGCCGAGAAATGCGCCAATGGAAAATTTACAACCGTATAAAACAAAATATATTTGGACACGTATCGCATAGGAGGGATAATCAATGATTAAAGTATATTTACCAAGTGATTTTAAATTAGAGGACGGCAAGTTTTACCGCACCTTTGAGGTGCCAGAAGGATTGCCGTTTGGGCAAGGCGTATTATTGTCAGGTCCGACTGACGACTTAATTTATCCGAAATACAACCTTCAAAAAGGCATCTGGGAAGAAGATACCAACAGCATTATCGCTTATCTAAAAGAACGGATTGACGAGCTAGAAAAATCCACTAAAACGGAGGCTTAAAATGTGGAAATACTGCCTAATAGTCGCTTGCCCTCTCATTGAGGCAGGCTTATTTGTGTTGATAATATCGTAGGGGAGTGATGAGTTTGTGGGCAATTGAATTTTTTAGATTTATAAAAGATTGGTGGTTCCTGATCGCTTTGGTCGGGGGCTCTTTTTTTAGCATGTACAAAGGTATACAAAGCATTAACAGCAATTTAAAAGATATCATTTATCAGCTAAAAACATTTAGCGAGAAACTAATGTTGTCAGAAAAAGACCGTGCAGAAATTCACATCGAGCTGAAAGAGCATGACAAGCGATTAGATGGCCAAAAAGAAAAAATTATCGAGCATGAGCAACAGCTTAGAACACTATTTAAAGAGAGAGGGTAATAACATGCAACTAAACGACAAAA